ACAGAGGTTCCCTGCGTCTACGCCGACCACCTGACCGAGGCGCAGAAAAAAGCATACATCCTGGCGGACAACCGCATGGCGCTGGACGCCGGGTGGGATGAGGAAATGCTGCGCGTCGAAATTGAAACCCTGCGCGAGATGGAGTTCGACCCCATGCTGGCCGGGTTCGATGAGAAGGAACTGGAGGCGCTGTACGCCGGGGACGGCGATGAGGCGAAGGATGATGATTTCGACCTGTCCGCCGCCCTGGAGAAAGCGTCCTTTGTGGAACCGGGCGATATCTGGACGGTCGGCAGGCACCGCCTGATGTGCGGGGATGCCACCAAAGCCGAGGATGTGGAGACGCTCATGAGCGGCGAACGCGCCAACCTGATCGTGACCGACCCGCCGTATGGGGTTTCCTTCAAGAGCGCCAGCGGCCTGACGATCCAGAACGATTCCATGAAAAATGATGAATTTTACCAGTTCCTGCTGGCGGCCTTTCAGGCGATGACCGGAGTGCTGGAGAAAGGTGGCTCCGCGTATGTGTTCCATGCGGATACGGAAGGGCTGAACTTCCGTAAGGCTTTTATCGACGCGGGCTTTCATCTCGCCGGGGTTTGTATCTGGGTTAAGAATAGCCTCGTGCTGGGCCGCTCCGACTACCAGTGGCAGCACGAGCCTGTGCTGTATGGTTTCCTACAGAACGGGAAGCACTTCTGGAGCAAGAATGCGGGCCGGAAACAGACTACCATCTGGCACTTCGATAAACCCAAGCGAAATGAGAATCACCCGACCAGCAAGCCGCTTGACCTGCTGGCCTATCCGATCACCAACTCCTCGCAGGAGAACGCGATCATTATCGACACCTTCGGCGGCAGCGGCTCCACCATGATGGCCTGTGAGCAGACGGGCCGCATTTGCTATATGATGGAGCTTGATCCTAAGTACGCCTCGGTGATCCTTCGCCGGTATGTGGAGGACTTCGGGAACGCCGATCAGGTGTATGTGGAGCGCGATGGAAAACGCCTGATGTACGCCGATCTGGTGAAGGAAGTAGAGCCGAAAAACGCCTGATTTCCCTCGTGTATAGTGGACAATTACGGCGCTGAATCTTTGTCGGGTATTCTCCGTTTTATGAAGCAGAATTGACTTGCTATATGTGGCCTTTAGAGCGAATATGACACTACCCAAAGGGCCACGGGCCTGCGGGAAAACATCATAAAACGGAGGTACACCCCATGAAAAACCAGATCAACTACAACGTCACCGGCAGCGACCGCAAGCAGCTCGTTTCCATCCTCGCCCGCGAGACTGGGATCAAGGCCACCTACAAGGGAATGCCCAGCATGGCCTACGAGATTGGCGGCCTGACGATCGACAGGAGCGGCATCCTCACCTGGACTGAGGACACCGACAACGCCACGATCCTGAAGCTCGCCGAGGCCCTTACCGCAGCAGGTTTTGAGCCGGAGGAGCCGGTCAGCCTTGGGGCCGAGACCAGCGCCGCGCCGGAGGAATCCACCAGCGCCGACGAGGCCGAAGGCAGCACCACGGAGCCCGCCGCTAAAGAAACGGAAAGCGCCGACGCCGCCGAGAGCGACGAGACGGGCCTCACGATCAGCCTGCCGCTGGACGGCTTCAACCCGGATTCCCTCGACCTCCTGCAGAAGCTGGTGGACAGCCGCGCAAGGCTCATCAAGAAGGCGCTCAGCGCGGATCAGCTGACGATCCGCACGGCGGACGGCAAGGTCGAGTTCCCTTGGTGGAACAGCATGCCGACGCCGGAGGAGACGCAGGCCTACATGAGCTTCATCGCGGCCCTGTGCGCAAAGGCCAAGGAGGCCAAGCGGGTGCTGGCAACGGACCGTGAAGTGGAGAGCGAAAAGTTCACCTTCCGCACCTTCCTCCTGAGCCTCGGCTTCATCGGCGACGAGTACAAAGCGGCCCGCAGGATTCTGATGAAGCCCCTGACCGGCACGGCGGCCTTCCCGACCAAGGCAGCAGCCGACGCCTTCAGCGCCGCGCAGAAGGCCAAGCGCGAGGCCGCCAAGGCAGCGGCTCAGGCGAAAGAGGAAGAGGCTGCGCCGGAATCCGAGACCACGGAGCAGGCGGAGGAGGTGGAGACCGCATGAGATTTCCTTCCAGAGAGACGGTTGAACGCCTACGCAGCACCTACCCACCCGGCACCCGTGTGAAGCTCCTGCGGATGGACGATGTGCAGGCCCCACCGGTTGGCACTCTCGGAACCGTTATCGGTGTGGACGATACGGGCAGCCTTCTGGTGGATTGGGACAACGGCTCCGGCCTGAATGTGGTCTACGGAGAGGACCTTGTGAGAAGGGTGGCAGGCCATGAGCGTGATTGAGGACATCTACAACGGCGCGTATTACCCTGCCGAGCTCGTCAGGCCCGATTCCGACGCCTTCCGGGAACACCTGCAAAACGCAGAGAAGCTGGCGGGCCAGCTGGAGCATAGCCTGAGCCCTGAGCAGCGCGGAGTCCTTGATGACTACAAGGAGGAGACCGCCATCGTCACCGACCTGTACAACATGGAATTCTTCCGCACCGGGGTCCAGCTGGGAGTCAGGTTGCTTCTGGAGGCCTTGGGCATGGACCCATCGCCCACGGAGCGGGATCGGAGGGGTAACGATGCCTGAGAAAGTACGCGAGCAGATTCTCGCCATCCGGGACACCGGCCTCACGAATATGTTTGACCTGCTGATGGTCCAGCGCCTTGCCTACGACCGGGGCTTTTACGAAGCGGTCTGCTGGATTGAGGAGCACAAGCGCGAATACGTGCATTTCATCCTGACCGGCGAGGCATAAGGCGGCCTCGCAGCCAAGAGAGCCGGATGGCTCTTTTGGGCGTATACTGCACAGTTTCAGGCGATCATCTTTGTGTACATTATGGCGGCCCAGCAAGCAGAAATAACTTGCTATATCTCCGGTTCAGAGCGAGTATGTTACTACCCCAAGGGGAAAACGACAAACGGAGGTACACGAACATGACAATCAACGAGGCAATGCGGACCTACAGGCTGCCGAATCCGACCACGCCGGAAGACCTCGAATGCCGCTGGAGCAAGGTTCTGAACTTTGGCGACAAGGTGATCCTCGCCGGGCATTACTACAACGGAATGAACAAGCCCTGCTACTACGGCGCGGTTTACGAATTCCTGAGCGACGATCACACCTGCGAAGGCACCATCGGGCTGGCCGCCGCAAGCGAGGTTGAGTTCACAGATGATGGACACGCCATCGCATGGGCGATGCAGCAGTAAGGAGGGCAGCGGCATGAACGCGATTGAAGAGAAGGTCTACTCCCTGACGGATGACGCCAATAGTCTCGCAGCGGAGCTTTGCGACAGCCTTGAGGCGATCCGCTATGACCCGGGCGGCGCCACGCCTGATGATATTGAGCTGATGAAGGAATTGCGCGGACTGCTCCGGCAGGCGCTGGAGAGGGCCAACAAGGTCAAGGCGAATGTCGGCAGAGGCTGAGAAGATCACAAAAACCCTGGCAATAACCTGATAGGATCGGGGCCGAGAGGCCCTGTTCCTCATGACAGGGATATCAAGTTTTCAAGGAACGCGGATCTGTCGGCGGCAGGGAGCGTAGCCATGAATGACAGTAGCGTCATCGCCGATGGGCAAAACCTGCCGTGTTCCAGTTCAATATAGGACCGCTCATGCATGTCCAGAAGCCTTGCCATTCTGGACTGCGAAAACCCACGCTCTTTCCTGTAGGAGAGAAGCGCATCCGCGAATGCTGCTTGAAACATCTGCTTTTCTGTTGCCTTCATTATAACCACTCCTCATAGGTGATGGCAACAGCATACCTGCTTTCATGCAGGATTGGAATGAGGCATACCTCATGTTTTTGTTGACAGGCCCATTGAGGGGCTTTTTTTATGCCCGGAGGTAATTGCCTGAGTGATGGCGCTCTGAGGCAGCGAAGCACAATGGCAAAGTGCCCACAGGTGATTACGCTGTGAGCACCAAATCTTCAAGGTTTATTTTGAACCGCTGGGCAGAGGCAGACTGGCATATCCGTCCGGCATTTTTATCGTGGACCAGTCGACCTTCTTGGCGGCGTAGACTATTTCTGAATATGTAGTTTCCTTTGAGGTCTTCCGATAAGTAACGAGAATTCGATCAGGGACATAGACGAGTGTGCGGATGTCCCCTTTGAGAACGGTGTTGGGAATATACCGTCCGATTCCACCGTCACGGACAAAACCCAGGCAAACGGAGACGCTTCCCGCGATCCGCTCCGTAGACAGAAGCGGCTGGGACTGATTATACATTCCGATCATGTTTGCTGTTAGGTTTTTTGAGAACACGCGAGGCAAGACATCCAGTTTCCAGTCCGCTGTACCGTTCTCTGAGAAAGCAAAATCTGCCTCCTTCAGGCGTCGATCAAGGCACATCTGAAAAAAATGGGATGGAGTAATAAGTTCAGGATCAGTTTCTAATCCCGTGAGATGTTGGAAGTTGCTGCCATCAAACGTGACTTCTACACAATAAGTGCGTTTGTGCTTGTCCATGCAAAGGAAGAGCAGGCTGCGGTCGATCAGGTTTTCCTGATAGGCATCCGCAGCCGCGAATACTATGGCCAGAGCTTCTTTCTTTGTTCTCGACATGAGTGTTTCCTTATGTACAAATTTTAAGGGAGGCTGTGACGCCGTAGCGCCACTCGTCTCCCTTAATGACTGATTTTATCGATGTCCGCCATCCGTAGGCCCATATGTCCTACATCAACACGGGTTTTATCGTTGCCCGCCAACCGCAGACACACAAGTTCTGCACCTGTTCGGATTTTAGGTGTCAGCCACACCGAGAGGATGACGCCTCTCTGCCATAACCATTATATGCGATGGAGAACCCTCTCGTCAAGAGGATGCCCGCTTTTTTTCAAAATATTCATGAACAGTTTCGTAGTCGCGCCAATCATGGCCGCGACTGTTTTTATTCCCGGAGGTAATAGTATTGAAAAACGACTATCAACTGACTGACGATGGAAGCTCTGTTACAGGGTGTATTTCTTGGACGGATCCTTTTTTATCATAGATGCCGCAGATTTTCCAGCTGTTTCTGAATTTTCATGGTCCCGTGGTAAACGCGGTTATCCCGTGGCACATACCAGCAGGAGAGCTGTTGGAGGTCATAAGACCTTTCCTCTGCACACGTATCTGATGAATCCGGAAGACGGCAATGACGTGGATCATGTGTCTGGCAACAAGATGGATAACCGCCGTGCAAATCTTCGAGTTTGCTCCCATCAGCAGAACATGTTCAATCAGAAGATGCGTAACACGAATTCCACCGGTTACTATGGCGTTAGCAAAATGAAAAACACAGGCAGGTATGGAGCATACATCCACTACGATGGCAAAAAGAAGTATCTTGGAACCTATCCTACAGCAGAAGAAGCATCCGTCGCGCGAGATAGAGCTGCCGCAAGTCTTTTTGGAGAATTTGCGAGGTTGAATCAGGAGGTGGCAGCAGAATGAGACGGCTGAAAAAATATACCCCGACACGATTCATGGCAAAGAACAGCCGGTACGATAAGGACGCGGCAGACTATGTGGTAGGCTTCATTGAGCAGCTCAAACATACCAAGGGCGAATTTTATAAACAGCCTTTTGACCTGATCGATTGGCAGGAGCAGATCATCCGGGATGTCTTTGGCATCCTCAAACCGGATGGCTATCGTCAGTTTACTACAGTTTATATCGAAGTGCCAAAAAAATGCGGGAAGTCCGAGCTCGCTGCGGCGGTCGCACTGTATATGCTCTGCGCAGATGGTGAGCAGCGCGCGGAAGTGTACGGCTGCGCTGCGGACCGTGACCAGGCATCTCTTGTTTTTGACGTGGCCTGCGATATGGTCAAGCTCTGCCCCGCGTTGGAACGGCGATGTGAAATCCGTCCCAGCCGGAAGACAATACGATTCGGCCCCACAAGCTCCACATATAAGGCCCTGTCCGCTGACGTTGCCGGAAAGTCCGGTATCAATGTCAGCGCCCTGATCTTCGACGAGCTCTGGGTGCAGAAGGACAGAAAGTTCTTTGAAATGATGACCGTGGGAACATCGGACGCAAGACGAAATCCGCTGCACTTTATCATCACCACAGCGGGCAACGATACCAATTCTGTCTGCTATGAGATGCATCAGAAGGCGGTGGACATTCTTGAGGGAAGGAAATTCGACCCTGCTTTTTACCCGGTCATATACGGTGCCGCCGACAATGAGGACTGGACTGATCCGAAAGTGTGGAAGAAGGCTAATCCCTCTCTTGGCATCACCATCGGTATTGACAAGGTAAAGGCGGCTTGTGAGCAGGCTCAGCAGAATCCTCAGGAGGAGAACGCGTTCCGCCAGCTGCGCCTGAACCAGTGGGTGAAACAGTCGGTGCGCTGGATGCCGATGGAGAAATGGGACGCCTGCGCATTCCCTGTCAGCGAGGACGATTTGGAAGGGCGCGTCTGCTACGGCGGGCTTGACCTCTCGTCCACTACAGATATTACGGCGTTCGTACTGGTCTTTCCTCCCAAAAATGAGGACGACAAATATTATATTTTGCCGTACTTCTGGCTCCCGGAGGAGACGCTGGATCTGCGTGTCCGGCGCGACCATGTGCCATACGATCTGTGGGAGCGCCAGGGCAGGATCATGACCACCGAGGGAAATGTCGTCCATTATGGCTACATTGAGCACTTCATCGAAAGGCTGGGCGAACGCTTCAATATCCGGGAGATCGCATTTGACCGCTGGGGCGCTGTGCAGATGGTGCAGAACCTTGAGGGCATGGGCTTCACTGTCGTGCCCTTCGGCCAGGGCTTCAAGGATATGTCCCCACCGACGAAGGAACTGATGAAGCTGGTTCTGGAGAAACGGATCGCCCACGGCGGTCACCCGGTACTGCGGTGGATGATGGACAATATCTTCATCCGTCAGGATCCTGCCGGGAATATCAAGGCGGATAAAGAAAAGAGCACAGAGAAGATCGACGGCGCTATTGCCACAATCATGGCGCTGGATCGCGCTATTCGCTGCGGTCTGGACAATGGCGAAAGCGTCTACAACAGCCGCGGGCTGCTGATTATATGAAGGGAGAGACTATGGGGATTTTGAGTGGACTGTTCCGGCCGCGGGATCATCCCAGGGACGCTACCACAGGCAGCGCATATCACTTTTTTATGGGCACGAGCGCGTCCGGGAAATCCGTGACGGAACGTTCCGCCATGCAGATGACAGCGGTGTACTCCTGCGTGCGTATCCTGGCGGAGGCGATAGCGTGTCTGCCGCTGCAGCTTTACAGATACACCGATACGGGAGGCAAGGAAAAGGCCGTCGATCATCCGCTGTATCTGCTGCTGCATGACGAGCCCAACCCGGAGATGACCAGCTTCGTATTCAGAGAAGTGATGATGTGTCACCTTTTGCTATGGGGTAATGCGTACTCACAAATCATCCGCAACGGGCGCGGCGAGGTTCTGGGGCTGTATCCCCTGATGCCCAGCCGCATGACAGTGGATCGGGACGAGCATGGCCGGCTCTATTATTCCTATCAGATGCAGTCGGATGACGGCGCGGATATGAAACAGGGCACGGTTATCCTCCGTCCGGAGGATGTGCTGCATATTCCTGGCCTGGGCTTTGACGGACTGGTAGGCTACAGCCCCATCGCAATGGCGAAGAACGCCATCGGGCTTGCCATCGCCACGGAGGAATACGGAAGCAAGTTCTTCGCCAATGGTGCCACGCCCGGCGCGGTGCTGGAGCATCCGGGGCTGGTCAAGGATTATGAGAAACTCCGCGACAGCTGGAACCAGGCGTTTCGCGGCTCCGGCAATTCCAATAAGGTCGCCATCCTGGAAGAGGGCATGAAATACACGCCCATCTCCATCGCACCGGAACAAGCGCAGTTTTTGGAGACCCGGAAGTTCCAGATTGACGAGATCGCACGCATCTTCCGTGTGCCGCCGCACATGATCGGCGATCTGGAGAAGTCCAGTTTCAACAATATAGAACAGCAGTCCCTTGAGTTCGTGAAGTACACGCTGGACCCCTGGGTATGCCGCTGGGAGCAGGCCATGTGCCGCGCCCTGCTGCGGCCTGAGGAAAAGAGCAAATACTTTATTAAATTCAATGTGGACGGGCTATTACGCGGCGACTATAAGAGCCGCATGGACGGTTATGCGGTGGGCAGGCAGAACGGCTGGCTCTCCGCCAACGATATACGCGAACTGGAAAACATGGATCAGATCCCGGATGACGAGGGCGGAAACCTGTATCTCATCAACGGGAACATGACCAAATTGCAAGATGCCGGCCTGTTCGCCGGCACGGAAGAGGAGGAATCCCATGAAAAAGTTCTGGAAATGGGTGATGAATGAGGCGTCCGTCCCGGACAATACCGGGCAGGAATTGCCTGCCCGTACCCTGGTTTTGAACAGCACGATTGCCGAGGAGAGCTGGTTTGACGATGACGTCACGCCGGCTCTTTTTGCTGAGGAGCTGAATGCCGGGGAGGGCGATATCACGGTGTATATCAACTCGCCCGGCGGAGACTGCTTTGCCGCGGCACGCATCTACAACATGCTCCGCGACTACAAGGGCAAGGTAACCGTCCAGGTAGACGCGCTTGCGGCTTCCGCCGCGTCCGTCATCGCAATGGCGGGAGATACCGTGCTGGTGTCTCCGGTCTCCATGATCATGGTGCACAATCCCGCGACTATCGCTATGGGCGACCACACGGAGATGGAGAAAGCCATCGCTATGCTGGACGAGGTGAAAAACTCCATCATTAACGCCTATCAGGTGAAGACTGGGCTCTCCCGCCAGAAGCTCTCACAGCTCATGGAGGATGAGACCTGGATGAACGCCCGGCGCGCCGTGGAACTTCACTTCGCCGACGCCATCACCGAGCGCGCTGACCAGCAGGACGCGGACGTGTCCGATTCGCTGCTTTTTGCCAGGAAGCCCTTCGTGCAGCAGGTCACGAACCGGGTCAACGCGCATTTCAACCGGGAGGAGCCTATGCCCGCTATCAACGCGGCCGAATTGTATGATCGGCTGAAAACCATCAAGGATCATTTTTGAGGAGGTATTGTATGACTGTTCAGGAACTTTACGCAAAGCGCGCAACCGCATGGGAAGCTGCCAAGCAGTTTCTCGACACCCATCGCATGGAGAACGGCACCCTGTCCGCTGAGGACGGCGCAGTCTATGACCGCATGGAAGCGGAGATCAACGATCTCACCAATGAGATCAACCGTATGAACCGGCTGAAGGAGATGGAAGCGGCTATGAATCAGCCCGTCAACCAGCCCCTGACCGGCAAACCCATGAATCCCCGCACCGATGAGGGACAGGCCACCGGCCGCGCGTCCCGCCAGTACGCCAGAGACATGCTCACCGCCATGCGTACCAACTTCCGGCAGGTCTCCAATGTGCTGGAGGAGGGCAACGACGCCAACGGCGGCTATCTCGTCCCGGATGAATGGGACCGCCGTCTCATCGACGTGCTGGATGAGGAGAACATCTTCCGCCCGCTGGCGACGAAGATCACCACCTCCGGCGAACACAAGATCAACATCGCTGGCACCAAGCCCGCTGCGTCCTGGATCGAGGAGGGCGGCGCGCTGGTCTTCTCCGATGCGACCTTTGCCCAGAAGACGCTGGACGCCCACAAGCTCCATGTCGCCATCAAGGTGACCGAGGAGCTGCTGTACGACAACGCCTTCAATCTGGAGAACTACATCATCACCCAGTTCGGTAAGGCCATCGGCAACGCGGAGGAGGATGCCTTCCTCAACGGTGACGGCACCGGCAAGCCCGCGGGCATCTTCGATACCGTCAAGGGCGGCACCTTCGCAGTGGAGCTGACGAACACCGGCATCAAGACCGACGATGTGCTGACCCTGATCTATGCCCTGAAGCGTCCGTACCGCAAGAAGGCATCCTTCATCATGAACGACAGCACCCTTGCGGCCCTGCGCAAGCTAAAGGACAACAACGGCGCATACATCTGGCAGCCGTCCTATCAGGCCGGGGAGCCGGATCGTCTGTGCGGCTATGCTGTGCATACCTCCGCATACTGCCCTGAGCTGGCGGCAGGCAAGGCGGCCATCGCATTCGGCGATTACAGCTACTACAACATCGGCGACCGCGGCACCCGTTCCCTCCAGCAGCTCCGTGAGCTCTTCGCGGGCAACGGAATGATTGGCTACGTCATGAAGGAGCGCGTGGATGGCCTGCTGGTGCTGCCAGAGGCTGTGCAGATTCTGTCCGTGAAGGCCGATGCCGGCGGCAACGGCTGATGATTGGAGGTGCCGGTCATGACGCTGATTTCACTGGCGGAAGCGAAGGAGTATCTCCGGGTGGACACAGCGGATGAGGACGCCGTGATCGGCGCCCTTCTTTCCGCAGCCGCCCGCCTGTGCGTGGACGTGGCGAGGCTGACGCAGGAGCGGTGGGAGGATATTGATTCCGAAAAATGCCGCTCCGACCGTTACAGCATGTCCGAGCTGACCGCTGCCCGGGAAACCATGCGCGTGGCGATTTTGTACGCTCTGGGCTATCTGTATGAGCACCGGGAGGATGCCGATCACCATGCCCTTGCCCTGACGCTGAGCTCGCTACTTTTCGGAATACGGGAGGGCTTCACGTTATGAACATCTCAGGACTGCGGGTGCGGATCACCATCCAGAGAAATGAGACGGTTATCGATGAATATAAAAATCACAAATCCGCCTGGACTGATTACTATGCCTGCTGGGCGACCGCCACGGCGAGTGGAAAGAGCGCCGAGGAGACCGAAGAAGCAGGACACACGCAGGAAGCGGACCGGCTGGATATCACGGTGCGATGGTCCTCGGAAACGGCAGAGGTGAACTCCAAACAGTATCGAATCCTGCTGGACGGGCGCATCTACAACATTCTCGGCATTGACGAAATGGGTTTTCGGAAAAACAGCCGGAAGTTCCATACGATTCTGACGGAGAGGTGACGCCTATGGGAAAGACCATCCCGGTCGATCAATTAGCAAAGGAAGTCATGGACGGTCTTGAAGAATATGCGGAGCTTGCTGCCGATGTGCTGAAGAAAGAGATTCAGGCAGCGGGCAAAGTAGCCAAGACCCAGATTGAGCAGACTGCGCCCCGAAAGACGGGACGCTATGCGAAAAGCTGGGCTGTTAAGAAGACCAGCGAGACTTCCAATTCGCTGGCTGTGACTGTGCATTCCAAAAATCGCTATAAGCTGACGCATCTACTTGAAAACGGTCATGCAAAACGCGGCGGCGGCAGAGTTGCTGCGATCCCGCATATCGCGCCGGCAGAAGAAAAAGCTGCGCAGTCGCTGGAGCAGAATATTGAGCGCGCTCTCAGGGGGTAATAGTGGAAAACCTTATCGCTATCATGGACGAGATCGGGCTCCCTTTCGCCTATCACCACTTTGCTGAAGGAGAAAGCCCTGATCCGCCTTTTATCTGTTTCCTCGTTGCCGGCAGCGATAACTTTGCCGCCGATGGAAGCGCCTATTTCAAGATCAATCAGATCCATATCGAGCTGTACACCGTTCGGAAAGATCCAGCGCTGGAGGACAGAGTCGAAACCGTGCTGGACGGGCACGGCATTTTTTATAACAAAACAGAGGTCTGGATCGACAGTGAAAAACTGTATGAGGTCCTCTATCAATTTGAACTGGAGGGTATGAACGATGCCGAAGAAAAAGAATAAAGTAAAATTCAATATCTGCAACGTCCACTACGCGATCCTGACCATCGCGGATGACGGGACGTTCTCTTTTGGGACGCCTATACCGATGCCCGGCGCCGTGTCCCTGGCGCTGGATGCCAACGGCGAGCCGACCAATTTCTATGCCGATGGCTACGCCTATTACACCATCGGCAACAACATGGGCTATGAGGGCGACCTGGAACTGGCTATGGTGCCGGAGAGCTTCCGCACCGATGTGCTCGGTGAGCAGCTGGACGCCAACAATGTCCTGATCGAGAACGCGAACACGGAGACCGTGAATTTCGCGCTGCTGTTTGAGTTCGATGGCGACATCCGCAAGATTCGCCATGTGCTGTACAAATGCGCGGCCAGCCGTCCCAGCGTGGAATCCAAGACCAACGAGGAAGAGGTCGAGGTGCAGACCGAGACACTCTCCGTCAAGGCTACGCCGATGGCAAACGGTGTCGTGAAGGCCAAGACTGGCGACGATACCACGGATACCGTCTACCAGAACTGGTACAGTGCGGTGTATCTGCCCGCCGAGGCTGCACCCGCGGAGCAGGGTAACGGATAAGGAGGAACAGGCATGGGCATGACAAAAGTGATCACCATTGATGGTAAGCAGGTGCCGTTCAAGGCATCTGCGGCTATTCCCCGGCTCTACCGCGTAAAATACGGCCGGGACATTTTCAAGGATCTGATGAAGCTCGAAAAGGCACTGAAGGAGAACAAAGAGGAAGACAGCGGCCTCGATGTGTTCTCGCTTGAGGCCTTTGAGAACATCGCCTATCTCATGGCCAAGCACGCCGACCCATCGATCCCGGAGACTGCAGAGGAATGGCTGGACGAGTTCAGCGTCTTCTCCATCTATCATGTGCTCC